ACACGAACATTCTTATTGACACACCATACATATACTGATATAATTGATATTGAAGGTTAATTCAAACTATGGCAAAAGGATTTACTGTTAAGGCAACTGCTCCAAGACCGAAGAAAACAGAAGAGTGGGACATTGCTGCTATTAAGGAAAGGATGAAAGGCAAGACAATTGTTTTTTGTCTACCAGGTAGAGGATGTTCATTTACGTTTCTGAAGAACTTTGTGCAACTGTGCTTTGACATGGTACAGAATGGAATGAGTATTCAGATCAGTCAAGATTATAGTTCAATGGTAAACTTTGCACGATGCAAATGTTTAGGAGCAAATGTATTACGTGGACCAAAGCAAATTCCATGGGATGGTAAGTTAGAGTATGACTATCAGTTATGGATTGATAGTGACATTGTATTTGACACTAACAAGTTCTGGCAGTTGTGTGACTTAAGTGTTCCAGCAGAGGGTGAGGAACGTGGCATTACTGCAGGTTGGTATGCTACAGAAGATGGTGTCACAACATCAGTCGCACACTGGTTAGAAGAGGATGATTTCCGTAAGAATGGTGGAGTGATGAATCACGAAACTGTCGAATCAATCTCAAAACGACGCAAACCATTTACTGTTGATTACACAGGATTTGGATGGGTTATGATTAAGAAGGGAGTCTTTGAAGAAATGGAATACCCTTGGTTTGCACCTAAGATGCAAGTCTTTGAGAGTGGGAGTGTTCAGGACATGTGTGGTGAGGATGTCTCATTCTGTTTAGATGCTAAAGAGATGGGATATGATATTTGGTGTGATCCTCGCATTCGTGTGGGTCATGAAAAAATGCGTGTTATTTGAGGTATTAAGTTATGGCAGTCAGAAGTAAATCATTATCGGGGACAGAGTTTGTCGAAGCTCACCCGAAAAAAACTCGTCAAGGAAACGGTAAGCACACAAAATATGCCGCGTCGTCTCGTAATGGGGCAAAGAAACGGTATCGTGGGCAAGGTAAATAGGAACAGTTATATGAATACATCATGGCAGCACTTATATGCAATTTACCATCTGTAGAGGTATGGGTTCGTAAGGAATATCTAACTGACCATCAAAGTGGTCATGGTGAATTTGTTAAAGGCGTTTGGGTATCGTGTAAATCGATACCTGGACGCACTTTTTATTTTGAGACATATTTACCTGAATATGCTGCAATGTATGATAAGTTACCTATTAGTGCATTTGTATCTGAACCTGAATTACCTAATCCTGATATGAATTTACCTAACTTACAATTTTGGAATTGTATGGATTATGGTGTTGTATCAATTACAAAGCAATTTATTGGTAGTATGGACTATGAATTATATACAAGAGACTTTGGCACACAGAAAGGAACGTATATTTGCACCATTGATAACTATCATCAAGATCCTGAGGTAGTTGATTATGCAACAAGTGAAAATCCTGCAGAACATAAGTCACATAATCTAATTGAATTAGAGAATGGGCAGTATGCACTGTATCCAAACAATAGAATGCGTATTTTTGACAATAGTTTAACACCAGTTGAACCTAAAATGCCTGATTTTAAGGTTTCGACTCAATATTATCAGGTTGAAAATGGTTTTGATCGACTTGGAATGGGTCGTGAGGACGAATATTTTTGGAAAACAGCAAAAGAACAAGAAAATTTACTAAAAACGGAGAAAAATGATGACCAATCATGATTTTTTAGACAATTTAGCTAATAATCAGCATCAAAAGATGCTTCGTGAAATTTCAAACGATGATTTAACTCCCAAAAAGAGAGATACTTTAGAGGAAACTGAATTATTTGAAGCCGAAATCGATCCAGAACCACTATACGAATAAAATTGCTAAATTACCTTAATAAATAAGTTATAATCGCCATATTTTTGTGCCTTTAGAAAGGGTAAGTCAAGGTTTTAAAGATATTAGCATGACCTTTCAGAGTAATCCTCTGACTGGTGATCTAATTGCACTTAAAAATGAAAATGCAATTGCTCGTTCTATACGAAATATTGTATTTACAATTCCTGGTGAGAAGTTTTTTGATGAAACTTTTGGTTCTACCATTAGTGAATCAGTTTTTGAAAATATTGACAACTTATCGGCAATTATAATCAAAGACCAGATTACAGAATCAATTGAAAGATTTGAACCAAGGGTTAATTTAATTAAAGTTACCACTTCTCCCGATTTTGATAACAATAGTTTTGATGCGACTATTGTATATGAGATTGTTGGTGCTGATATACCATCACAAGAATTACAATTTGTTTTGCAGAAAACTAGGTAAAAAATGCCATTAGCTAATTTCACAAACCTAGACTTTGGTCAGGTTAAAACAACACTTAGAGAATATCTAAAAGAAAACTCTAATTTTACTGATTATGACTTTGAAGGATCTAATCTTTCAACAATTTTAGATGTTTTGGCATATAATACTTACATTACCTCATATAATGCGAACATGGTCGCAAATGAGGTTTTTATTGATAGTGCAACATTAAGAGAGAATGTTGTTTCACTTGCAAGAAACATTGGATATCTTCCAAGATCTAGAACGGCATCTAGAGCAACAGTAGGGTTCTTTGTTGATACTTCTAACATAACTCCCACACCGAGCACAATAACGTTAAAGAAGGGCATTATAGCAACGACTCAGGGTTCTTTTGGAAATCAATCATTTGCATATTGTATACTAGAAGATATAACAGTTCCAGTTTTTGATGGTGTTGCATCATTTGATAACATCTCAATCTATGAGGGAAACCTTCTTACATCCAATTTTACATATAATGCTAGAGTACCCAATCAAAAATTTATTCTTGCAAATAGTGGCATTGATACTGATTTAATGACTGTTACAGTTAAACCAAATGAACAGTCTAGTAGAAGAGTAAAATATTCTCGTCAAGATAGTCTTTTTGATATTGATTCAAATTCAAAAGTATATTATCTTCAAGAAGTTGAAGATGAACAATACCAAGTAATTTTTGGTGATAATATTTTTGGTAATAAATTAGATGATAATAATTTTGTTACTATCGATTATATTACATCTAGTGGTGATTCCGCAAATGGAATAAGTCAATTTACGTTTTCTGGCAGATTGACATATACAAGAAATTCTCAAGAATACACAGTAACTTCTGGAATTTCACTCTTAACAACTGGTATTTCATCATCGGGAGGTGAACCTATTGAAGGTGTAGAGTCAATTAAGAAGTTTGCACCAAGAATATATGCTTCACAAAATAGAGCTCTAACAGCAAATGATTATGAAACACTAATTCCTGCTAAAATTTATCCAGAAACAGAATCTATTTCAGTTTTTGGTGGTGAAGAGTTAGTTCCTCCACAATACGGCAAAGTATTCATTAGCATTAAACCTAGGTTTGGAGATTTTATTCCAAATTTAATCAAACAAAATATAAAAACAAAATTAAAGAAATATTCTGTTGCAGGCATTGTTCCAGAAATTTTAGATCTTAAATATTTGTACTTAGAAGTAAATACAAAAATTTATTACAATACTAATTTTGCACCATCAGCACCTTTCGTTTCTACAGTTGTTCAAAACAACACTACAAAGTATTCTGAGTCTACAGAATTGAATAAGTATGGTGCAAGATTTAAATATAGTAAATTCTTAAAAATGGTTGATGATAGTCATGAATCTGTAACTTCTAATATCACAACTGTGGCTATGAGAAGAGATTTGAGAGTTGTTTTAAATACATTTGCAGAATATCAAATTGGATTTGGAAATTCCTTCCATATTAAAAATATGAGTGGGTATAATATTAAGACATCTGCATTTAGAATTGCAGGAATTCAAGAAAATGTATATTTGTCTGATATTCCCAATACAAACAGAGTAACGGGAACTTTATTTTTGTTTACTTTACCATCTGTTGGATCTCAGTCTCCTACTATTGTCAGAAGAAATGTGGGATTCATTAATTATACAAGTGGAACTATAACATTAAATCCTATCAATGTTTTAGCAGGAAAAACAATAGATGGACAACCAACTATTGAGATTGAGGCAACTCCAACTTCAAATGATGTTGTCGGATTACAGGATCTTTATTTGCAACTAGATATAAGTAGCAGTAATTTTGAAACTGTTGTTGATGATATAGCATCTGGATTGGACCCATCTGCATCTAGTTACACTGTATCTTCAAGTTATCCAAATGGTAATTTGGTTCGTTCAGGTGGTCCAGGAGCAAATATTGTCACTGGAACACCAACAGGAGGTTCCTCTACTTCCACGTCAAATACAACCACTCAACAAACATCAACACCAACATCCACATCAACAGCTGGATCATCCTCATCGGGTTCAATCTCATACTAAGAAGATAAATTCATAAAATGTCAGAAACTAGAGTTCAATTTAATACTATTGTATCCAGTCAACTTCCTGCATATGTTAAGGAAGACTTTCCACTTATCTCTGAATTTTTAAAACAATATTATCTTGGTCAAGAGTATCAAGGTGGACCAATTGATTTGGTTCAAAATATTGATAAGTATATCAAATTAGATGAAACTGCAAATTTAAATGAATCTGTGGTATTGAATGATGATATAGAATTTGATGCAACAACTATTAATGTTGATCCTGGAAAATCACCAACTGGAACTAATGGATTTCCAGATTCTTATGGACTCTTACAGATAGATGACGAAGTAATTACATATACTGGAAAAACTAATTTTGCATTCACTGGATGCATTAGAGGATTTGTTGGAATTACTTCTTATAAAAGTGAACTTAGTAATGAAGAAGTAGTATTTGTAGAAACTGAGTCCGAAGACCATGAAGAAGGGTCTGTTGTTAAAAACTTAAGTTGTTTATTTTTAAAAGAATTTTTATTAAAAACAAAAAATCAATTTTTGCCTGGATTTGAAGATAGAACCTTATCATCAGGATTAAATCAAAATTTGTTTATAAAACAAGCAAAAGATTTTTATCTCAGTAAAGGGACAGATGTATCTTTTGAAATTTTATTCAAAGCTTTATATAATGAAGATGTAAAAATTATTAAACCTAGAGATTTCTTAATTTCTCCCTCAAATGCTCAGTATAAGATTACTAATAGTTTAGTAGTAGAAGCAATTGAAGGAGATCCTACAGATTTAGAAAATGCAACATTATTTCAAGATGATTATGAATTTGGAGTTAACTTAAGCAAAGCATATGCACCAATTACCGACATTGAAAAAATATCTGTAGGATACGGTCAAACTTTCTATAAAATT